CGTCATGGAAGTCGATCTGCTGGACCTCGGACCGTGTCTGAAGCACGGTCGACAGCGCCCGACCAGACTCTCTGGCGAGCGCGATGTCCTCTTCGGAGGGCAGGGTTTTGGGGATGGCGGGAGCGTTCATAGGGGGTCTCCTCGTCGGGGTTGAGTTCACGTTGAAGGTATTTTAAACGAAATAAGCGAAAACGCAATAACCGAAACGATGGCCGAGGGGCCATATAGATCAATAAGTTACGCGTTTCATCGCTGTTGGGCTTGGGGATGGATGCAGTGCCAGATCCGAAAAAGTTCACCCCCAAGCCCAAAGAGTGGAGCAATTCAATAGGGACTCCCAAAACAAACGGAGTCCCGCAATGCGAAACCAAGCCCTATCTGTTCAAGCTGGCCGTAGCCATTCGCGCTACCAGCCGAACAACACCCCACGTCTGGCCCTTGACGAAAACGAGCTCGCCATCCGCTGGGGGCTGTCCGTCAAGACCCTGCGCCGCTGGCGCCAGGAACAGATTGGCCCGATCTTTTGCAAGCTCGGTGCCAGCGTCCGGTACCAGATCTCTGTCATCGAGCAATACGAGCGCCAAGTAGCCCGGTTCTCGACCTCTGCTCGCGCATACCAGTGATGAGGCCGGCCATGACTGATCTGACCGTCTTCCCCGCCGACATTGCCGAGATGTCCATTGCCCAACTGGCCAGCCTGCCTGCCCAGCAACTTTACGAAATCGATACCAACCTCGACCAGGCCATCGCTTGGCTCAAGAGTGCCCGGACCAAGGTGGATACCGCCCTGGAGCAGCGCTTCGGCGCCCAAGGCCGTGAAGCCCTACGTGACATCGGACGTGATTTCGGCACCGCTCACCTGAAGGCCGATGGCCTGCACGTGAAGTTCGAGTTGCCCAAGAAAGTGTCCTGGGACCAGAAAAAGCTCAAGGCCATCGCCGAACGCATCGTCGCCTCGGGCGAAGCCGTCGAGAGCTACCTCGACGTGAAGCTGGCGGTGCCCGAGTCCCGTTACACCAACTGGCCGCCGGCCCTGCAGCAGCAGTTCGCCGATGCCCGCACGGTGGAGGCTGGCAAGCCGACCTTCGAGCTGTCTTCTGACCAGGAGGGCTGACCATGAACCAGCAACTTGTTCCATTCGACTTCGAAGGCCGCCCTGTCCGTGTTGTGACGGATTCGCAGGGTGATCCATGGTTCGTGGCAGCTGACGTCTGCCGCGTGTTGGAAATCGCCAAGCCCGAAAACGCATACGGTCGCCTCGATGACGATGAAAGGGATACCCGCACAGTGGGTACCCCTGGTGGCCCCCAGGACATGGTGGTGATCAACGAGTCTGGCCTTTACAGCCTGATTTTGACCAGCCGCAAGACCGAAGCCAAACCCTTCAAACGCTGGGTCACCCATGAGGTACTGCCCTCGATCCGCAAGACCGGCAGCTACGCCGTTCACGGTGTCATTGCCAGTCTGCCAGCACCCACCCAGGACCGTGTCACCGCGCTGCTTCTGATCGGCGAAGCCGTGGCCAAAGTGCCCGGGGTGAAGGCCGGCATCGCCATGGCGGCCACGCTCACCTGCATCCAGGAAAACACGGGGCTCGCCGTCGAGACCTTGCGTCGGACGCTGCCAGCCGCCAACGAGCCCATCTGCGCGCTCAACGCCACCCAGCTCGGAAAACTCGCTGGGCTGTCCGCCAAGACCACCAACCTGCGTCTGGCCGCCCTGGGTCTGCAGTACCGCAATGATCGCGACGAATGGGAGTTGACCGAAGCAGGGGAAGCTTGGGCGGAGGCCATGCCCTATTCCAGAAACGGCCACAGTGGTTACCAGATCCTCTGGAATCCGGCGGTGGCTGAACAGTTGCGGGAGGTGGCGTGATGGCACTTCCAATCATCAGCGCTTCGCAGCGTTTGGCAGAAAAGCAAGGCGTCAAGCTGGTGCTGCTCGGCAAGTCCGGTATCGGCAAGACCACCCAACTCAAGACCTTGCCCGAGGACAGCACGCTGTTCGTGGACCTGGAGGCGGGCGATCTCGCAGTCAAGGATTGGTATGGAGACTGCGTACGCCCCGCCACCTGGCCCGAGTTTCGCGACCTGGTGGTCTTCCTGGCTGGCCCCAACCCAGCACTGCCCGCAGAGGCACCGTACTCGCAGGCTCACTTCGACCATGTCTGCGAGCGCTACGGCGATCCTGCCCAGTTGGCCAAGTACGACACCTACTTCGTCGACAGCATCACGGTCCTGGCACGCCTGGCATTGATCTGGGCCAAGGTCCAGCCGCAGGCCCTGTCTGAGCGCACCGGCAAGCCTGACACCCGGGGAGCTTATGGCCTGCTGGGCCAAGAGATGCTGACCGCGCTGACCCACCTGCAGCACGCACGGGGCAAGCACGTCGTGTTTGTTGCCATCCTCGACGAAAAGCTCGACGACTTCAACCGCAAGGTGTTCGTGCCGCAGATCGAGGGCTCTAAAACCGCAGCAGAACTGCCCGGCATCGTTGATGAGGTGGTGACGCTGGCCGAGATCAAGGCTGAGGACGGCAGCAGCTACCGCGCCTTCATCACCCACACGCTCAACCCCTATGGCTACCCCGCCAAGGACCGCTCCGGCCAGCTTGAACTGCAGGAGCCGCCCAACCTGCGCGCCCTCATCGACAAGTGTGCCGCTGCCACCCGCATGCCCTCTGGCATTCCCACATCCCAAACACCTAAGGAGTAATTCATGTCCAACAACTGGTCCGATTTCAACGACGCCGAACAACAGCAATCCTTCGATCTGATCCCCAAGGGCACGGTCGCCAAGGTCCGTATGACAGTCAAACCCGGTGGGTACGACGACCCCAGCCAAGGCTGGCTTGGTGGTTACGCCACCCAGAGCTTTGAGACCGGCAGCATCTTCCTGGCCTGCGAATTTGTCGTGCTGGAAGGCGAATACGCCCGCCGCAAGCTGTGGTCCAACATCGGCCTGTACAGCAGCAAGGGGCCCACCTGGGGCAACATGGGGCGCACCTTTGTGCGCGCTGCCCTCAACTCGGCGCGCAACGTCCGCCCCGACGACAACACGCCGCAAGCTGCAGCGGCCCGCCGCATCCAGGGATTTCATGAGCTGGACGGTCTGGAGTTCGTCGCCCGCATCGACATCGAGAAAGACGGTCGTGGCGAGGCCAAGAACGTGGTCAAGATGGCCGTGGAGCCGGGTGAGCCTGAATACGCGCCCACGATGGCTGCTGCAGGCTTCATTCCCAACCATATGGCAGGGGCGCCAGTGGCAACCCCAACCGCAGTCCCGCACGCACCTCCGACCGCAGCCCCAACCGTACCCGCGCCGGCATCAGCCCAACGGCCTTCGGTGTCCGGCAAGCCCGCCTGGGCGCAGTGAGGGAGGGCAATGAAATGCTGGGTCTGCTCAAGACAGGCCCGGGGGTACGGCCATACCGACAACCGGCATGGCATCGGCAACCCCCGGCGCTATCCCATCGACTGGGTCTTCTGTTCCCGCCGCTGCCAGGACGCCTTCCATCGCATGTACGGCAGTTGGGTGGGTGCCCAGAAGTTCGGCAAGGAGGTCGAGATGATCGACGCCTCTGACATCGAACGCGCGGCCATGCGCCAGTGCCTCAAGGCCTTCGGTGAAGCTGCCGACGAGATCGGTTTCGCCAAGCCCCTGGGTGACTACTCGGAGGCTGAAGCCTTGCAGGTGATCGAATCAATAGTCACTTGCTACACGGACGCGATGGCGGCGCACCACGAAGCGAGTAAGTTCCCGCCGGTGCGCGGCATGCCACCGACGCCGGATCCCCTCGCGCACCCGTTTGCCGATCTGGAAGACGACCTGCCATGGGAAGAGCCGAAGGGGAAGAAGCCATGATCGACTTCAACTCCTCAGCCAGTGTCTCGGGGCAATTGACCGCCCTGGTGGATGCCGGAATGCAGCGTGCTCGGGCATCGGAGTCCGGCCGAGATTACCTCGGCGCTTCCCGGCTGGGTGTGTCTTGTGAGCGCGCGCTGCAATACGAATTCGCCAAGGCGCCCATCGACAGTGGCCGTCGCCTGGAGGGGCGCATGCTGCGCATCTTCGAGCGCGGTCACGTCATGGAGGACTGCATGGTCGCCTGGCTGCGCGCGGCCGGGTTCGACCTGCGTACCCGCAAGGCCGACGGCGAACAGTTTGGCTTCTCGGCGGCCGATGGACGGCTCAAGGGTCACGTCGATGGCGTGATCGTCGGCGGCCCCGAGGGGTTTGCATATCCCGCCCTGTGGGAGAACAAGTGCCTGGGCAACAAGTCCTGGCGCGACCTCGACAAGCACAAGCTGGCTGTTTCCAAGCCCGTCTACGCGGCGCAAGTCGCAATCTACCAAGCCTATCTCGAACTGCACGAGCACCCTGCCATCTTCACGGCGATCAACGCCGACACCATGGAGATCTACACCGAGCTCGTGCCCTTTGATCCTGCGCTGGCGCAGCGCATGTCGGATCGTGCAGTCAAGGTCATCACCGCCACCCAGGCCGGTGAACTGCTGCCGCGCAGCTTCAACGACTCGACCCATTTCGAATGCCGCATGTGCGCCTGGCAGGACCGCTGCTGGAGGAATCCCACATGAACGACCACAACACCCCACAACCCGAACCCATGGTGGATGCCAAGCAGGCCGCCGCTGCATTGCGCTTGCCGTACTACTGGTTTGCTGACCCCGCGATGCGTCAACGCTATCGCATCCCCCACTACCAGATCGGCGCACTGATTCGCTACCGTCTCAGCGAACTCTCCATCTGGATGGCAAACAGCCATCTGAATCAGGATGGGGGCAGTGACACGGTCGAGGAGGCTCAATGATCGATTTCAACGATATTGAGAACCCTGCGTCTGCCAGTCACGAAACCACGCGAGAACAGGTTCGTAGCGAGCTGTTGGCCCGGCTCGAATCGGTGCTGATGAGCATCTTCCCCGCCGGCAAGGTTAAGCGCGGCAAGTTCCT